AAAACCAAGAACTAAAAACAGCATTACTAAACTCAGCAGACCTACTTAACCAAGGAGACTTTGACGGAATCAGAAGTATGATCGACAAAGCAATGAGAGCAGGATTGGATAAGAACATGGGTCACGAGTACAATAAAGATGTAGAGAGTCGTTACAGGGAGAACTACAGACCTACAATACCAGCACCTTGGCCTATCTTAAATGAAACTATTGGAGGAGGATTTGGACCTGGTGACTTAGTAATTGTATTTGGTAATCCTGGAGGAGGTAAGTCTTGGACAATGGTTTCTGCAGCAGCACATGCAGTACAGCTAGGATTCAATGTTAACTTTTACACATTAGAGTTGGGTGAGGATTATGTAGGAAAACGATTTGACTGCTACTTCACAGGATATGGAATTGAAGAAGTAAACAAACACAGACCTGAGGTAGAGAAGATCGTTAAGAACCTTAAAGGTAAGTTGATCGTAAAGGAGTATCCACCAAAAGGAGCTTCAATCAATACAATCAAGTCTCACATCCAGAAGTGCATCGATATGGATCACAAACCAGACATGATTATTATTGACTACGTCGATTATTTGAAGGCACCTTCAAAAGGTCGTTTCTCTGAGAGAAAAGATGAAATCGATGACGTATTCATTGCAACAAAAGGATTGGCTAAGGAACTTCAAATTCCTATTCTAACACCGTCTCAAGTTAATAGAATGGGAGCAAAGGATTCTGTAATCGAAGGAGACAAGGCAGCAGGGTCATACGACAAGATGATGGTAGCAGATATTTGTTTATCACTATCAAGAATGAAGGAGGATAAGGTATTAGGTACAGGACGTATACACGTTATGAAAAATAGATACGGAATGGACGGTATGACTTGGGATGCAAAAGTGGATACAAACAATGGACACATAGAGATATTGGGTAAGATGTCACTCGATCTTGACGACAACAAACCAGCAGGGAATTATAAGGAAATCGCAAATAAGTTCTTTGAATTGGAGAATAAAGTTCCATTCTAAAATGCTATTTATTTCTACAGTCTTAATTTTTAACAAACACTAAAAAAAGCGAATATGAGTCTAAAAGACGAACGCATTGTTTACAAACCATTTGAATACGCAAAAGCACAGGAGTATTGGTTGAAACAGCACCAAGCGCACTGGTTACATACTGAAGTTCCAATATCTCAAGATGTTACAGATTGGAATAGTAATTTAAAGGATCACGAGAAAAACGTGATAGGGGGAATCCTAAAAGGATTTGCTCAAACAGAAACGGTTGTAAATGATTACTGGACATCCCTTGTCACAAAATGGTTCAGAAAACCAGAGATAATAGCAATGGCTACTACCTTTGGAGCGTTTGAAACCATACATGCAGAGGCCTACGCTCTGTTGAACGAACAATTAGGGTTAGATAACTTTGCAGAGTTCTTAGAAGATGAGACTACTGCTGCAAAGATACAAGCACTGATGACTGTTCGTGATGGAAACTCTGGAGAAACAGACTGGCATGAGGCAGCTAGATCTCTAGCAATCTTCTCAGCATTTACTGAAGGAGTTAATTTATTTTCTTCTTTTGCAGTATTGTTATCATTTAAAATGAGAAACAAACTAAAAGGAGTAGGACAAATCGTTGAATGGTCTGTAAGAGATGAGTCTCTTCATTCAGAGGCAGGATGTTGGTTGTTTAGAACCCTTATGCAAGAATATCCTGAATTAAAAACAGATAAATTGGTTAAAGATATTGAAGAAGCAGCAACACTAGCTTTACAATTAGAATTCAACTTTATCGATAAGATATTCGAAATGGGTGATTTAGAGAATTTATCTAAAGACGAACTTAAGAATTTCATCAAACATAGAGTAAATACTAAGATGGGAGATCTAGGATTAAAACCTTTAATACCTTCAGATCAAATCGATAAAGGAGCATTAAAACAAATGCTTTGGTTCGATGCCGTAGTAGCTGGAAAACAGCACACAGACTTCTTTGCCAATAGAGTTACAAACTACTCTAAAGGACATATGGATTGGGATAACGCATTTTAATTAAATTTTATGACAATAGATTACAGTACTTGGAAGCCAGGAGTTGATTACCCTGAGTGGATGAACGAAGTATCTTTGGCTACAATCTCAAAGGGATACTTACTTCCTGATGAGACACCAAAGAAGGCTTACAAGCGAGTTGCAGATGCAGTAGCAAAAAAATTAGATCGTCCAGATCTAGCAAATAAATTCTTTAAGTATATGTGGAAGGGATGGTTAAACCTAGCTTCACCAGTACTATCAAATACAGGAACTGATAGAGGATTACCAATTTCATGCTTTGGTATTGATACTCCTGACTCAATCAGAGGGATAGGATTAACCAATGCAGAACTAATGAGACTTACCTCTCTAGGAGGAGGAGTAGGAATTGGACTAAGTAAGGTAAGAGGAAGAGGAGTTAAGATCGGAACAGGAGAGTCAGGACAGTCAGAGGGTATTGTGCCTTGGGCTAAGATATATGACTCAACTATTATTGCAACCAATCAAGGTTCAGTAAGAAGAGGAGCAGCTTCAGTTAACTTGGATATCAACCATCCAGACATTAAGGAGTTCTTACAAATCAGAAGACCAAAAGGAGATCCAAACAGACAGTGTTTGAATTTACACCAATGTATATCAGTGGATGATAAATTCATGCAGAGATTAGAGCACAGAGATCCAGAAGCAATGGAGGTTTGGGTAGAGATACTAAAATCAAGAGTTGAGACAGGTGAACCGTACTTAATGTTTAAAGACAATGTAAATAATGCTAATCCACCTGCATACGTTAAGAATAACCTAGAGGTAACAATGACCAACATATGTTCAGAGATTGCATTGCATACTGACGAGGAGCATTCATTTGTATGTTGTTTATCTTCTTTGAACTTAACAAGATATGAAGAGTGGAAGGATACTGACTTAGTTGAGACAGCAATCTACTTCTTAGATGGAGTATTGGAGGAATTCTTAGTTAAGACAAACGGAAAAGAGTCTATGATTAGATCACACCGTTCTGCTAAGAAAGGAAGAGCATTGGGATTAGGAGTTTTAGGATGGCATACATTCTTACAATCAAAAGGAATTCCATTTACATCTATTGCAGCAACTTCTTGGACAAATAGAATATTCTCACAAATTAAATCACAAGCAGAAGCCGCTTCTAGAAAATTGGCTGAGGAATACGGAGAACCAGTTTGGTGTAAAGGAACAGGAATGAGAAATACTCACTTACTTGCAATTGCACCTACAGTATCTAACTCAACAATCTCAGGAGGAGTATCAGCAGGTATTGAACCAATCCCAGCTAACGTTTATACGTTCAACTCTTCTAAAGGTACTTTCATTAGAAAGAATCCAGTATTGGAAGAGTACCTAGATAAAAAAGGACACAACTCAGAAGAGGTGTGGCAACAGATTCTTAAAGATAGAGGATCAATCGCTAACCTACCAGAAGACGTTATGCCGTTTGAAGATAAAGAAGTATTTTTAACTTTTGCAGAGATTAACCAATTGGCTCTAGTTGAGCAAGCAGCAATCCGAGGCAAGTACATAGATCAAGCTCAATCATTGAATTTAGCATTTGATCCAGGTGACAGCCCTAAATTTATAAACCTTGTTCACCAGACAGCTTGGAAACTAGGACTAAAGACGTTATATTATTTAAGAACAGATTCAGTAATCCGAGGGGACATCGGAAGTAGAACTTCTGAGGACTGCCTTTCATGCGATGGCTAGGAAACCAATATCACTGCCTATTTATAATAAACAGTGAAGTATGGTAGTATATAAAATACAATGTGAGAAGGATGGGAGGTTCTATATAGGAGCCTCCACCAACCCACACAAAAGACGATTAGAGCATTTTAACGATCTAAGGAAGAATAAGCATCACAATAGGTTTCTGCAGAGAGCATTTAATAAGTACGGTGAAGATACGTTTACCTACACTATTTTAGAGGAGTTTCAACAAGAGGACCTAATGTGGAAGAGGGAAGAGGAGATACTGCAAGAGCTATCCAATACCTACAACATGATGCCAGGAGGAATAAGAGGACCTAGGTTATATGGTAAAGACAATCCTAAATACGGAAAACCAATATCAGAACAGCAGAGGAGATTGCAGAGTGAGGCTATGTCAGGAGAAAAACACCACTTCTACGGAAAGAAGAGACCAGAACATTCAGAACTACTGAAAAAAAATAATCCAATGCACACACATAGCATTGACTTTTCAGGGGATAAGAATCCAAATGCAAAGCACTTTGGTGATTATGAAGCAATCTCTAAGTTAAGAGAAAACAAAAAGACCTGGAATGAAATCGCAATAGAGTTGGGTAAGAAAAGTGCAGAAGCCCTTAGAAAGTCCTACACAGCTTATTTAAAAAATCAAAATTAAATTATGGAAATACTAATAGTACTTTTAGTTATTCTTGTTGCTTTTTTAGTAGCAGCAATTTATCTAATACAGATTCAACTTACCGATGCTAAAGCAGCATTGATAGAGAAGGATGCTACTCATGAAATTGAAAAAGCAAAAGTAAAAAAAGACTCAACATTCAGATCATCAGCAGTTAACTGGGGTAAGACAATTGAGCACTTCGTTCCTTTCATGACTAAATTCCCAGTACCACCTGAGGATGTAGTGTTTCTAGGAATGCCTATCGATTACGTAGGATTTACCAATACTGAAAGCAAAACCAAATGTGAGGTCCACTTTATAGAGGTTAAGTCAGGAAATTCAATACTGATGGGTAAGCAAAGGAATATTAAGAAGGCAATACAAGAGGGAAGAGTTCACTGGCATGAAATTGCAGTGGACGGAAACCGAGCAGAGGTTGTCGAAGAGGATAAGGTATAACTTACCTATTTATTTAAAAGAGGTTTTATATCAACTGTTTTAGTAATTAATTTTATGTACAGAGGATATGAGACTTCTTTTTATATTAGCAGCTATGCTACTTGGTGTAGGTTCCTATGCACAAGGAACTATCAAGGTAGAT